TTCCATTCTTGCCTTTAATATTTTAGCCCAAGTATTCATTGCATCTTGATCTCTGGCTTCTAGCTTACGCATAAAAATATCATCTACAACTACACATTGGTGTAAGTTTAAACATTGTCTATTAGGATCACCTTTAGGTCTGCGAATTTCTAAAAATTCATCTATATCTAAATGATTAATATCTAAATTAACTGATGCTGCACCTCGTCTTACATTACCTTGATTTGTAGCAATAATAGCAGAATCATAGATTTTACACCATGGAACTACACCTTCTGATTTACCATTACCTGAAATTTGAGTTCCTCTAGGTCTAATACGAGATACTGAAATACCAACTCCCCCACCTTGGGAAGTTAATTTCATTAGTTCAGCATTAGTTAAACCAATACCTCTAATTGAATCAGGTGTATCAATACCAAAACAAGATATGGGCATTCCTCTATCTGTTCCCATATTTGATAAAACTGGAGAAGCTAAACCTAACCAACCTTTCCAAAACAATTTATAAAATCTGTTTTCAAGTTCAGGTTTTTTAAGTCTTATAGCTGCTGCTCTTGCAACTCGTCTATAAGCTGTTTTTACTGTCTCACCAGGTAGTAAATAACCTTTGGTTAAAGTTGCTAAAGATATTTCATCCATCCATTCAGGATAATCTTTACCTGCTTCCCAATTTGTGTAATCTATATAAATGTTATTGTCCATAATTAAAATAATGATGCGGCATCCCAATTTTGAACACCTTTACTATAATTTGTTACTCGGTTTGCAAAAAAGTCTGTATGTTGTTTTCCAGCGGATAATGAATCAAACCATTTCATCCTTTGTACTGCTTCTTTATCTATACCATTTACAATAGAATTATATCCTAAATCTGACATTTTAGTATTTACTCTATGTTTAATAAATGATACTAAATCATATTTTGAACATCCTTCTAAATCACCCATTTCATAAACTTTATCTATAAAATCTAATTCTAACTTTAAAGATAAACGGGCAGCTTCTTCAATTTGTTCTTTAAGTTCTGGTGTATTTAACTCTGGGTGTTCTTGTAACAAAGTTCTAAATAACCAACAACCTGCATTTGAATGTAATGATTCATCTCTAATACTCCACTCTACTATTTGACCTACTCCTTTAAGTAAGTTTCTCAATTTAAAAGATAATAATATTGCAAATGAAGAAAATAAGTTTACACCTTCTGTAAATGCTGAAAATATAGCTAGTGATTTAGCTCTTTCATGCCAATCTGGGGTACCATCATGAGAATCCCTAACATTCATTAGAGTTTCAATTTTAGCCATTGTAGCTTCGTCTTCTAAAAACTCGCTAAAATTATCTAACCCTAATTCTTCATTTAATAAAGAATAAGCTTCAGCATGGATAGTTTCAAAAGCACCAAATGTAACAGCCATTTTAATTACCTCAGGTTTTCTAAACCATTTAGTTACTAAACTACTCCAATAATCATTTACTACTGTTTCTGTTTGTGCAAATCCTTTTAGAATTGAACCTATAATATTTTTTTCTGTTTCGTTAAGATTTTGTTTCCAATCATTAACATCAGACATCATAGGTACTTCGGTATGTAACCAGTGGGCTTGTTGTTGTTTCATCCAGTAGTCATGTGCTTCTGGGTATTCAAAGGGTTTATAAACTATCCTTTCTTGTAGTAAAGATTTTTTAGACATTTGTTTTTTTATTATTAATTATATATCCAGTGATTGGAACCTTTGAAACAACTTAGACTTATCTTGTTTATCGGTATCAACATCATATTCATTTGAACGATGTGAAGCTACCATTGTACTATCTTCTTCTTCAGATGGAGTATAAGGTTTTACAGTAAAATGTCCTGTGGAAGTATCAGCTAAAACTGAATAAGTATGACCATCTCTACCGTAACGGTTTTTCATAATATGAAATCTACCTGTGTTTCTTTCTTTATCTTCTTTTTTTCGAGAAAGAGAAGCAGCAAAGTCAGCAATCATCATTTTATCATAAGATCCCGCTGCCTTATCTCCTTCTATAATTTCGTCTCTAGCACCTGCTCTATTTACTTGTGATACTGACCAAATAGGTATATCTAATTCTCGAGCTAATCCTTTTGTGCTTTGATAAATATCATCAATTTCATCCTTACGCTCCCTATTTTTACGTTTTGATGATAAAAGGTCAACATAATCAATGATAATTAAATCAGGTTTTACACCAAGATCTGTGCATTTGTTAATATGAGATTCAATTGTTGAGATTGTCGCTTTTCCTGTTGGGAATTCTTTAACTATTAACCTTCCTTCAAGTTGTGGAACTACTTTTTCAACTGCTTCTTTATGTTTATAAATTTGACTTACATCAATTTTAGTAAAAAAGGCGTCATATCTTCTTGCAACATAATCTTCCCCTAATTCTAAAGTATAATGTAATACATTAAACCCTAACTTTATAGCATGACCACCTAAAGCAACTAAAGACCAAGATTTACCACCACCTGGGTTACCAAATATTAATCCAAAATCACCATTACCTAAGCCACCTTGAAGCATGGTATTAAATTCATTCCAAGGGGTAGGAACAGTAGCACGATTATTAGGTTTATACCTTTCTTCAATATCTTTATTATATTCATGACCTACATTTTTATCATTACCTGCTTTAATAGCACTATCAATAATAAAACGAATACCATCAAAATCACCTCCTTTAAGTAAATCAACAGAGGTCATTAATGCTTTTTTTAACTGTTGATTTTTACAAAAACCAGTAAATTCTTCTTGAATATATTTTAAATCATCATCTGAAGCAACATAAGCATCTTTAAGTTGTTCTTTAATCGCAATTTGTAATACTTCATTTTCTACTTTTTGTAATTCAACTTTTAGTACTTCAAGTGAAGGTGTTGTATGATATTTGTCATAGTAGGACAATATTTCTTTTATAGTCCACCTATGTGCTTGGTTTTCAAAATATTCCTCAGAAATTATATCATGAATATTAGTTAAAAACCCTTTATGGGTTAATAACGAAGATATAACCTTTATTTGAAAATCGTGTCCGTATTGATTTAATGTTGTAAGCGTCATTCACTATATAACTTTAATTCAGAAAAATTATCTCTAAGCCAATATTCTAAATTTCTAATCATTCCCCCTAATTTATCTTCTTCATATAAAGAAATAAATGGTTTTGAATTTAAATCAGGTAAATCATCCTGTATTAAATGTTCTAAATATTTTATTTCATTATCATCTATCATAGGAATAGATAAATCCATAATTTTATATGTATTTTCTAATCTATTTTGATCTTGAACTATTCTTGAATATACAACATGATCCTTAAATTTCCTAGCGGATATATCAAATATATCATCTAAAGTTAAAACTTGGGTTTTTAATTCAGGAAATTTTTTAAATATACCTTTAGCACCTAGTCCTTTAACCCCTGGGACTTTATCTGAATTATCTCCTAAAAGTGTTTTGTATAAAATAAAATTTTCAGCTAATACACCAAATTTTTCTTTTACTGTATCTTTAGTATAATATTCTTTTTCCATAGGTCGATATACAATAGTTTTATCAGTTACTATTTGTATAAAGTCCTTATCGGAAGATACAATAAAACAATTTGAATTATATTTTGTTTCTAATTTTTCACATAAAACTGCTATAATATCATCCGCTTCTACTTTATCAATTGATACTACTTTAACAGGTAACATTTTTAAATATTGAATAAGACGAACCATCTGATCTACTTTAGAATCGTGTTCATCTCCTAAATCTTCAAATATTTCCCAATTAGTAATTCGCTGTAAATTCCTCCCAGATTTGTATTCGGGGAGCAGGTTCTTGCGGTTGGTTGATGAACCCGCTCCATCGAATACTACATAAACAGAGGTAGGTTGTATTTGTCGTATTAAAGCACCTAAAGAGCGAAGAAAACCTCCTAACCCACCAATATGGACTCCATCAGGATTAACCATATTTAGCATTGCAAAGTTTCTAAAAAATAAATTTAATCCATCTATTAATAGAACTCTATCATGTCTTTTTAGGGAGGGTGTCTCCTTACCTTCTTGGACTTCATCCAGAAGTTTAAATAACTCTTTATGCTTCATTTTTCTATTCTGGTTCTTGTGTTAGAGGTGCAGGCTGTACTTCTTCACTTTCTTCAATAACTTTAAAATCCATTCCACCTAATACTTTACTCCATTCAGTAGCGTATTGATCTTTGTATTTTTTAAGTTCATTAGGGTCATCATTAATAAACCCATGAGGTGTCATTACAATTTTTCCTCTGGTTGTAACACCATTAACGTGGTTTTTGTCAATTTGTAGATTAGTACGTTTAGCAAATTCTACCTGTTTACCATCTTTAATTGCTTTAATTTTAGATGTACCAGCTGACATAATGTTACCAAATGTAACTACAAATGTTGAATCATACCACATTGCATACCCACCTTTATTCATTAGTTTGGGTTGCCCCATAGGTGATTCTGGTTTTAGTGTCCAGACTTTATTAACACAAACTAAAGTATTAGTAAAGGGTGATGATTCTTTACGAGACATTACTACTTTTTGATTAACATTATTACCAAATTGAGTAGACATTGCTCCCGCATTCCATTCATTGTTATTTTTATTAGATTTAAGTGACATTTCACAAGGTACAGAACCTATACTATCCCATAAGAATAATAAGTCATAGGGTAAATTACCTTTTTTCTGCTCATCCATTAAATCTAAAATAAATGCAGCTACATCTTCAATAGAATTAATTGTTTCTCTATCTACATAAATAAAATTACCATCATAACCAATAATTTCATCTGTATTAGGGTCACGCTCTATGTTAATATCTAATCCCATTTGTACAGCATGCTCCCAGTTCCATTTCATCTCAGTAACAATAAATACTGGTAGTATACCATTGTTTTGAGCCGATACAGCGGCTTCAATTAATGCTGTAGTTTTACCAGTATCTGAGTGGCCTCTAAGCATTACAATGTGTCCCATTGGTATACCAGGAATTGAAGTTACATCCTGGAATGCTTTAGATAATGGTATCCATTCTTGATCCTTAAATTTGATATTTTTATCTAATCCTTTTTTATTTTTAAAGGAGGATAAATCAAATTTGCTTTTGATCTCGGCAGATACTGCTGCCGAGAGTGAAGCATTCTTTTTTCTAGCCATTAATCAAAAATACTATCAAATTTATCTTTCTTGTTTGCCTTAACATTAGAAGTATCTAAGCTAAAATTAGGTTTAGATTCTTCTTTTTCCCAAGGTAGATCTTTTGGATCACTATCAAAATTTGTAGCAGGTTCTGAAATAATATCTCCTTCAGCATCTTCGGGAGATAACCATTTTACTAAAGCATCTTTCATTTCATCAAATGTAAAACGTTTAAATACTTCTTTTGGGTTTGGCTGTTCTTTTAACCATGTTTCAACCTGTGTTTTATCATCTGATAATGCTGAGGTTTTCATTCTAGGTCTAACTGAAGTTTTGTTGTAATTAGTTCCGGTAGATTCAGGTCCTACTGTCTCTAATGTAAAATCACGACCATTAACTATATCGGTATAATCACCGATTTCATCATCCATAGCCATTGATAATAAATCTTCATAAATTAATTTACCAAATTGCCATAAACGTACACCTTTATCTTCTTCTCCTCTAACAATTACAGGAATAAAAACTCGGTTTTTAGCATCTAGCTTTTTAGCTAAAATATAATTTTCCTTATCATATTCACCTGCTCTAAGTTTAGTAGCAAATTCTGCGATAGGGTCTTTTTCACCAAAATTGAGTGGTGAAATCATTACCTTGTTGGTAATACCATAATAGAATTTCAATTCAGTAAAGGGTGAAGCCGAATCGAAAGCCGAAGGCACGATTCTAACTTGTTGTTTACCTATTGAAGGTCTCCAAAAAATGGTTGTGTAATCTGTTTTTTGCTGCGGTGCAGCTTTGGACTGTAGGTTGTCCAACCTCTGTTTAATTGCATTTAAATCCATCTATAACTAATTTTAATGTAACACTAATATAATAACCTAATTCTAAGATTCCAAACTATAGTTCAATAATCTTATAAATCTTTGTATTTAACTGGTTTAACTCATTGTGTTGAGTTAACAAAATACAATTTCTATAATGATTCCAATCAATTGGAAATTTTGTATCTACTACACCCCCATTGAGTCTTTTAATTAACTCATTAAGTGCGTTTATTGTATATAAAGTATTTGATTCTTTTTTTCTATGAACCAAAATAGTATTTTCAGGAATATCGCTTACATTGCCCTGCTCAACATTATATGTAACAACATATTCATCCTTGCCTATAATTTCAAGAACAAACATCTTATTATATATTATACTATATTTCGAGGACAACTTACTAACCAGGGCATCTAATCCATCTAGATCAGTAAATGTACAAAATAATTTATTATTCAAGTCTTTGAGATTTTCTATATCCGTTATAACGTCATAATTCATATTATACGTATTGACTTGTTCATCTAAAATCATAGTCGCTTCCATGCTTAATTGTTGTATTTAGTTCAAATTTTTTAAATATATTTTGCACATCTTGCATCAAATCTCGTTCTTCCGCGCTTAAATCAATTAAAAACGAATCATACGTATATAGCACAAGCTTGCTTTTCTTTCCCCTCAATATACTAAGTATATCCCAGATTATCAAAATGTTTTGAGAAGTCTCATAGTTTTGTAGAATATAATTAAACAACTTTTGTGGATTCATATTCTCAAGTGACTCTTTCTCAAATCTATAACTAGATATGTCACATTCTACAAACCCTTGAGTGGAAAATTGTCTCCACTTTTGTTCAATGTAGTTTTTAACTTTTTTAAAGAACTCGAGATGTTCGTATTCTTTAAAGATTCCTCCATAGAGTTGTTTGAATGTAAGTTCTTTTGCTTTGTCTCTATCAACTCCATACATACTTGCAAAACCGCTATGAATATCATTATCGGGAAAAGTAAAATCCACAAGACGTGAAGTAATAGTTGGATGATAAGCAGTAATATCGATCTCAATAAATTCATTATTCTCGGGTATAAAAGATTTTCTAGCCCCACTATCTTTATTTAAAGCAGCATAGTTAACTCCCTTAAATCTGTTTGAGGGTCTAGTGGTTAATGTTTTTAAGTTATATTGTGTATATACTTTCGTTTCCTCTGTCTGGTAGAAATGATTGCTAAATATTTCGGGTCGGATTGTAATTCCATTTCGTTCAATAGCACTATATACCAAGGATGTTTTAGTGTTAAAAAATGTTCCATATTTTGTGTCTTTACCGATA